TCTTTTTCAATGTAATTCCTTATATCAAAAAAAGCAGGGGACACTTTAATCTTTCCTTTATATGCAAGAATATATGCCTCTACTACGGCATCGTTTAATAGTTGAACTAATGTTTTCATTTCTCTTTGGTGTTAAAGGTTATAAAGGGAGGGAATGAATAACCATTTCATTTCAGTTTTAAATTAGTAAAACCCCTCCCTATATACCTATGTCATACCTTAATTAGAATGGCATATCATCTGAGTCATTCACAGCTGCAGCTTGTGGTGCTGCCTTTCCTGTGTACTCACCTTGAAGTTGAATGTACTTACCGCCATCGCGCTTGTCTTTCATCTCAAGGTTGACCCAACCTTTTTCGTTCTTAGCATTCTGAAGTACCTCGAAATCCTGAGGGCCTAATGCAATCTTTACAATTTGACCGAACTTTGTGCTTACTACTGTAGTCTTAGCTACGAATACTTTGTCTTGACTCATCTTAATTTAATTTAGTTACTTGTTATTAATTCTTTTAGGTGCTCGTACTTTCCCGATAGGTCCACGTACATCGCTTTTAATTCATCTACCTCGCTATGCAGGGTAGCATCAGAAGAGAAGTATCCCTTCATATATTTATTCGTGCGGTTGTATGCTCGTGAGTAACGAACGTCAGCCATACGATTGTCGTGAGAATGGATATAAGTATGAACGCCTTTCGGGTCCGTGCTTGTTATCCGGCCTATCTCACGAAGAGTTAATCCTTGGTCGAACATAGCCCTGATAGCTATCGCTCTAGCAGTTGTTGTCTCCTTTGTTTTCTTGCTAGACAGTATGTCAGTTGTACTGACTCCCGATGCGCTTGCCGCGCAAAGCAGGATAACGTCTGCTAAGTTTTTAAAGTTCGCCAACTCGCGCTGAGTAAGGGTTGAAGACTCCATTTAGAAATGTCTTTTCATAAAGGTTAATAGATTTTTTAAATTCCCATTCCCCTCTAGCTAGGAACTCATCGCTTGCACGGAAGATTCCTACCTCGTAGGGAAATTCTTTTTCAATCACTAGGAAGTAGAAGTTGTCTACACCGAACAATGTTTTGTACAGGTAAGCCTGTTGATTGTACATCATCCAAGGTGCGCCCTTCTTCCAATCCTCTAGGGATTTTGCTGAGGTCTTCAGGTCTACTAGATAGGTCTCAACTCCATCAAAGACTAGAGCGTCTGCCTTGCCTTTTAGTTTGATTGTGTTGCCTAAGTCTGAAGTGTATTCCATTACAGCCGGAACCTCAGCTTTGAAGTCGATGCCCATAAGGTCTTTAACCTCATCTAGTTTCATTAGCTTGTCGTACATACCCATCACGAGATTGTAATCTTTGGATGGCATAACTAACTTGCCTTCATTCTCTAGCTTCAGTTCCTTGTAGGCATTGGTTCCTCGTCTACCCTCAAAGGGTACAGCTATTTGTTTTCCTTCTAGGAACAACGCGTGTAGTGCAGTACCAATATCGAAGTAGGATGCGCTAGGGTAGGACCACTTCCCTTGTCTCATCAACTGAAACTTGGTCGGTGATTGCCTTAGCAGTTTAAGCATACTGTTTGAAAGGTATTCCTTGTCAGCATAGTATGCCTCGTCATCGTTAAACTTATCTAGGATTGACATCGATTCCCATATGTTGAAGAGTGTAATCTACAAGGTCATCAACCTCCAACTCCGTTGGGGTTTCAGTAGGTAAATCCGTAAGCATATCTATAAGATGCACCGTGTAACTTTGCAGGAACTCTAGTTCATAATCACATACCGCGAATAAGGATTCTACAAATTCCTCCTTTGGGTAGTCTTGCTCTTTGCATACTTCAGCGATGAGGAGCGCAGCGAATGTACTCACTGTGTCCCCCATCTTGAAGTCATCTAAACTCTCAGTCCAATCAAGCACCGAGAATCTCTTTACGTTGGTCGTTGGTAATCTCATACTTGTCTAGAGCTACCTTCACTTTGTCGCCCGCTCCATTCTTGACAGCCTCAATCATTTTGCTTTTGATATCGCTAGTCAATTTGATTTTCCCTGACGCTTCTTTGGTTGCTTTAGGTGTGGCTTTCGTTGTGCCTTGCTTCGCGATGGCCATCGAAACCTCGTTGCTACTCGCGATTGAAGTATCAATACCAATACCCAAGCTCGCCAATGCACGGCCCCAAGCACTCGTCTCACAGTTTTCCACATAGCTAGTCTTGTTAATGTAGCTACTAGACTTATCCTCCTGTGCGAACCCTGTAGCTCTTAGGACCCAATTCTCGTCACGGATTTCCGCACGGATTACACAGCTGTCCGCATCCATTGCGACAATCTCTGAGGACAAAGACCAACCTGTATAGTCAGGGTGTGAGCGAAAGTATTTGATACGCTCGTTGACCTCGACATAAGCCTTGCCTTTAATGTTGGTTGTTTTGAAATTGTGTACACTCATAGTATAAAAATTAAATTGGTTACTTGTTTTCTCTTCATCAAATATAGTCAGGTTTCCCTACTTTACAACATCTTCCCTGTATTTTTCCAACACAGCTTCGAGAACTGAGATGGATGAGTCGGTGTTTAGTAGCGTAGTCTCTAGCACTGCTATGATTCTGTCCTGCGTGGACCACATCGTACGCACATCGTCCGGCATAACCTTCTCAAATATCACTGCCCAATTATTGACAGTGGTAACAAACTCTTTATCTAAGATAGACATACGATTCTTCACTTGCTTCTCAGCGTGAATCACTGTAGAGTGGTCGATACCTAGATACCTACCAACCTGTTTGTATGTTGTATTGAATTTGTTTTTAAGAATAAAGGAAAGACATTGCCGAGGTATGAGATTCTGTCGTTGCCTTGTTTGTAACAGGGGGCAAGGTCCGAACGATATTCGGTACGACTCGCACAGGCTGTTCACTAGGTCCTGATTCAATTTCTTTTTCGATTCCAATATATTCGATTTCATTTGCTTTCTTTTTTATCTTTCTTAATCCTCTCTCTATTGCATTGCGTACATCACGCGGCTCACGGTCCAACTCATTAGCTACCTCAGGAACTGTGAGTTGCCTCAGGTATCGGAGCCTTATGCAGTCACGCTCAACTACATTGAGCTCGCTGTCAATCAGGCCCTGAACTAATTCGATTGTGTTGTCGTACTCCTTTGTGTCTGACTTCAGTGTACTAAGCACTGAGTTGTATACACTCCCGTCCGAATCTGCACTGTATTCGTAGTCGGTCATAGGCCGGCAGCTCAGTCTATCTCTAAGCGACATCTGTTTGTACGCGTTGAGTATGGCAAACCTAAAGGTGCTCATCACCGTCCCAACCATATGCTGTTCACTCTCGAACTCTATCTCTCGATTCTTCAGGCTCATTACATTCTTGATTGCAATGAAGTTTGCCTCTTCGACAACCTCATCACTGTGGAATGAATACTTGTAATACTTCGCACAAAAGTGCAGGAACCTGCGGTCCGCAGGGAACCACTCTTTCATCTTCTTCTCGGTTATCTTCATCGCTTTATTATAATATATTATATACATACTATTATTATAAGAGTCCCCCTAAAGGGGACTCTTTTATAATACAGTTATTAACAATCCATCTTCTCGTTTAAAACTGTGTTGAGAACTTTACGTGTCTCTTCATACCTGTCCTTCATACCTTCGTACTTTAGTTTCAGGCTACGGTATTCGGTTCTCGCTTTCTCTACCTTCTGCTTGAGAGTTACTAGGTCACCTGTCCTGACCTCGTGAATAGATACAAATCTCTCGAACTTGTATAATATTCGGGCGACCCTTTTTGGGTCGTCCAACTCCAAGTTTTGTGACGCTACTATCAAGTCGTTCATCGCGTCATACAGCAGCTCGTAGTCAGCCGCATACATAAGTCGGTCGCCTAAGTCCATATTAAATATTTGTGTTTAGTGTTACGTGCATCGCAGGGTTTTTGTCTTTATGAATATCCATAGCCAAACGTGCGTCCTCTAGGGTATCATACTCATTCCGGTATCGTGAGAGCTTTCCGTCCCACGACACCTCATATTTTATCCTTTTGTTCATAGTTTCTAGTCTTGTATTTCGTTGTTTATCATTACGTATAACCACTCTAGTTCGTTAGCCATAAAGCTATTCTTGCCAATAGCAGTCTCTGAAAGTTCCTGCGCTGCGGTAACTACTCGCAGTGCGTGTATTAAGTCTTCTTGTCTCATGATATTGTGAATGTTGAATTTAAATAATTGAATACATCTTCTCTAATCTCATCGGGTACGCCTACAGAATCCATCTCTATATTTATAGCGGTGAATAGGGCGTTGATTGTGCTGTCTACTATGCAGTTCCTACATACGTGGTCTGCATATTCCTCAATCTTTTCTTGCTTAGTCATTGTGCTGTTCTTTAAGTTCACTATAGTTTTTGATAATGTAAATCCAATCTGCGCGGTCAATCTCGACACCACTGATTTCCTGCGCTAGCTCGCGCGCTCTAGGGTCTAACATATTGTACGCTCCAATCTCTTGTACCTGTAGGTACGCCTCAAACTTTGCTGTTTCCATATTAAATCGTTTCATAAAGGTTATTACTTGCTACTAATTTCAAAATATTCTCAGGCTTCAGGGCCATATAGCGTTCGCGCTTAATGTCCCATATCAAAAAGTTGTCAGGGTTCAGGCAGGATTTGCCGCCCTTCACATACTTACCAACACCTGCTCGTCCGTGAAATGATGTAACCTCACCGTTCGCTTTCAGGTATGTGCCTGATACAAACTTTCCTGAGTTCATAGCTTCCGCAATTTTGTTTTTTAAATTCATCTTATTGTTATTTATTATTATCCGTACACGATTTCTCCTAGTAGTAAGCATTGCAGTAATGAGTCCGTTGTTATGGAGTCATAGTCCTTCATCATCTGCTCCAATATATGGGGCTCAACATTCTTGAAGTTGCCCATTAAATGGTCGAGGTTAAAAGGCACAACTACATCGTCCTCGTAATCCACGTATTTGAGCTCACCTCCTGCTCTCAGCACCTCGGTCATCACGTCCTCATAGCACACTGAGGACCCTGTAATATAATCGCTAGGGTTCGCAGCCTTCAGTATCTTTGTGCGCTCTCTAGCGTCCGCGTATGTCTTCTTGTCGCAGTCTATGCCTACGCATCCAAAGCCAATGGACCCGCCGCAAAGTGCGTCCCAAAATAAATTTAACATTCCTTCTCTCGTAATCGTTGGGTTAATAGTAATTCCGTAGTTGCTCATAATTTCTAGTTTTTAAAGTAGTTATCGGTTCTCATTGCTCCGTCACTTATAGCGGTGCGGTACGCGTCCTCCTGTATATTATAGTTGTCATAGGTCCATCCGCGTCTATTGCTCTCTCTGCACACTAAGTACATTAGCGTGTCCTGTTCCTCATCTGTTGGGTAAAATGTCTGTTTCATAATTAGTAAAGTTCGTTTTCAATTTGTGCGTTAATGTTGTATTCTACAAAGTCCCTGAGTTCGGGCAGCATCACGTTATATTCCGAGTTTGATATTTTAATAGTTTCGTTGTCTTCAGTGTTGTAGCTCAGGCTAATCATAACGTGCGACCACTCCCAAAAATCACTGCTGCTATCACTAGGGTCAAAGCAATCCTTCCACGCTTCCCAAACAAAGTCTACCTGCCAAAGCAAAAGGTTTCCGTTGTGCATCATTTCAAATTCTGCTATGCTTTCCATTATACGTGTTCCTTTCTTAGTTCTCCATAAATTACAGCGGTCCACAATAGCACCCCTGCACCGGCTCCGCCGAATAATTCCTGATTCTCAGGTAACGCCCCGCCAACCGCGTAAGCGATTAGCAAGGTACCAAATAATGCTGCGAGTATTGCAGCGGCTTTCAAGTTTTTCATATCGTTATTTATTTTTTTCTTCTTGTATAGCAATGGCCCAATCGAATAGCTCGCTCGCGACCTTCAGTCTCTCAAGGTCCTCGTCCATAAATTCGTAGTAAAGGCCTTTTATAAACTCATCGTTTGCTTCCTCGGCTCTTTTTTGGTTGCTTTCCATCTGTTCGCGTATCCCTATGGTCAGGGCGCAAAGTTCGTGGTATTTCATTCTAATCGTTACGGTTCCGTCACTGTTTTTACGTGTCTTCATAATTTCTCTAGGTTATGCGCTAAATGCGCGGTTAATTTTCTGCTGTAATTTTAAGCGGGTCGCGTTAAGTGCGATTAATTCGTTGTGGTCATCGTAGGGGCAAAGGTCAGCCATTGCGTCCGCGATTTTTTCGAGTTGGTAAAATTCGTTTTGCATTTTCATTCCGTGTTAGTTAGTAGATAGGGGCGGTATTGCTCCGCCCCCTTTGTTATTTATGAGAAAATCGTTCTATCTTCTTCGAACAATTCGCCGTTTTCAACCTTGCAAGTGAACCACTCATTGTACTTGTTCTCAATATCTTCGAGGCTAGTACCGAAAAACTCTTCGCCTGTAATGAACTCCGAAAATATGCACTCAACTTCTTCACCTCTATTGTAGGCGTAGTCAGCGATTCCGTAACTTACGGGGATATCTTCCGACCAAATATAAATATAGCCGCTATTCTCATTGTACCCTGCTTCACAATACTTGTCAATTACGTGGCCTTGACGCTCCATTTTTTCGATAACCATTGCAAGGGCTTTGAATTGTGTTGCTGTTTTCAAGTTGGTAGTATTCATTTTATAGATGCCCTTTTAAGGGACTTATTAAGTTAGTAAACGGCTAGGGTATTGCTCCCATCGTAAGCCCTCAAGGGCGCCGCTTTAGTAATTTACTTGATGACTTATCATATTGAACAGGTTGAAAAGGTTTAGTGTTGAGGTCTTAGGTTGCTAGTTATCGCGGTTCATTGTGCGTCCTGTTTAATACTCTGTAGCCTGTTTATGCGGTGTCTCTCTCTCACCCGTACCCGTTAAACGCCTCGCGGCCTTGCCTTTTCTCCTTGTTTGGGCAGTGTTCACTGCCTTGAATTGATGTAATCGCCTCTCAACCCTTTCGGGGGCTTTTCAAGTTGGTTAGTGCTATGCTTGATGCTAACCCTCATCGTAACTCGTTGATTTTCAGTGACTTAGAAGCTAAGTGCCTGATTTTCAGTAAGTTAGGTCTCCTTGGCGGCGGGTCCCGTTGTCCCCGTTTGACAAGTCAAAGAAACGACACTGTGAGTTAATGACCAAATCTAGAGGCTAAGTAGCTGATTATCAGGTAGTTACAAAATATGTATTTCTCCTAACTCATTGATATTCAAGCAGTTAGCGATTATAGGTCAAATCACTTAACTCGTTGATACTCAGGTAGTTAGGGCTAATATTAGGTGTTTTGTCTCAATCTCATTTTTTTTTCATAGGTATTTATACCTATATATCCTCCCCCGTATACAAGTGGACCTAACTCATTGATTATCAGGTAGTTACATCTAACTCATTGATTATCAGATAGTTAGCTATATATAATCATAATGGATACCCGCGCGTACGGACGAGCACAGGCACGGACGCCCGCACACCCACCCACGCCCACAGGCGCACGGGCACACACCCACGCACCCACCCGCACACGTGTACAATAAATATTTGTAACCACCAAACAAAAAGCAATATTTATTTTTCGGGTCCATATCTGACGATATTAGGACCACCTAACAAAAAGTTTAGGACAGCCTAAAACATACTAAAAAGTGTAACTCATTGACACACAGACACTTACATTTGTCATAGGTATAAGTACCTAGTGACTAGGTATATTGTACTACTAAGAAGGAAAACAGGTGCAAAAGTGTAAAGCGTTGATACTTAGGTAGTTAGGTCTAAATCTGTCTCATTTAAGAGGGTGTTTAATACTACTATTTCACCAATCGAGGTCCGGCATATGTAGGTACCAAAACTACTTCGAGGCTCTTAGAATGGCTTAAAATGCGTTAAAAAGGCATGACAAATAGACAGGTAATAATGTTGTATATATGGGTTTTATTTTGTATAAGTCTCGCCTTGCTAATATTTTTAGTAATGCTAACCGCGTCATCTATTTGGACCCGTTACAAATTAGAAAAATAATTGCCCCAAAGTTTGGATATGACCGGAAAAAATTGTATAGTCGGTAAAGCAGGCTACTCGGAGGGGGGATTGGGTTTTTAAAGGGGGTACTAATGCACGAGAAAACCACTTCATTTGAAAACTTGTATAATAATAGATACTATTATAATAATTAGTATTAGTTTACTCTAATACTATTATAATAATACCTTTACTATGGAAGTAAAGGTATTATAACTTGTTATTATAATAAGGCGGTGGGGGTTAGGGAGTGGTAATGAATTAAATAATTCAATACTTGTACATTAACTTAAAAGCATTTAGATGACGACTAAGCAACTATTAAAGTCCCTAATGGGCACAGGGTTACCTAAGGGTGATTTAAAGCAGGAGATGTTCTCTTTCTACAATTCTAAGGTGGGTACGAGTAAGCACTTCGTGCGTAAGGAGAACCCGAACACTTCTTGTGGGAGTTGCATCCAAAGAGTGAAGACCTCTATTTGGAAATGGTATCATCACGATGAGAGTGCGCCCAACTACAAGGGTTTTGTTTTTACGGGTAGGTTTGTAGCTCATAGTATGCCTTTATACAATTATGATGAGAAATAAAAAAGGAGATGTCGTGAAGGGACGCGGCAGCGAACTAACCACACTCCAATCCGAGTTCCTTGAGCGTATTGCTAATGAGGGTATGGAGAACAGTAGTAGTATTGCTAAGGATTTAAACTACACGAGTTACTATCGTGATAGAAGAAACCACGGCACTGCGTTTCATAGAGAGTTAATGTCTCTAGCTAATCAGGAGATGAAGTCTATTGAGGCAGCAAAGGGGACTAACCTTACAGCTTTAATTAGGATAAGGGACCTAGCTCTTGCCGAAGGTGATATGAAGGCTGCTATGGACTCGATTAAGATTATAAATGATATGCAGGGTTATAAGGCTCCGACCAAGGTAGAGCAAACTAAGATTGATATCACTGCGACCATAGACCTTACAGCTCCGGAAGAAGAACAAGACTATTTGGATATAGATGCAGATTAAATTATACAAGCCTACTGAGCCGCAAAAGGACTTTCACCGGCTCATACACGAGCACAAGCCGTTTATAGGGTGTTTAGTTGCGGGGCGTCAGACAGGAAAGACTTTCTTTATGCAGAACGACTGTGTAATGAGAGCCTTGAATAACCCGAAGCACAGGATGTTTTGGGTATCTCCTATTCAGGACCAAGCAAACAAGGTTATGAAAGACATAGAGTCTATGTTTAGTAGCCACCAAGACCTGTGGAACAAAATAATAAAACGATATGACAGAAAGGCAAACGAACTTTATTTTTACAATGGCAGCTTTATTAAGTTTCGTAGTGCTGACAGTGGTGATAATTTACGCGGCGCAACTTTAGATTATATATATCTAGATGAAGCGGCATATATGAAGTTAGAGTTTATTAACGAGGTGTTACTTCCAATGGTTACAAGAACGGGCGGAAGGGTATGTGCAGCATCTACGTTCAATGGACCTAATTGGTTTTTTGATTGGTACAAAGAAGGTCAGCTAGAAGCTAACAAAGAACAGGTGATGTCGATAAAAAGGACATACCTAGACTTGAATGATGACGATGTATCTAGAACGGTACTAGGAATTAAGAAGAGTATGACGAGGGCTCAGTTCGACCAAGAGTTCTTGTGTAAACCCACTAGTTCAAATAGTCTTTTTAGTAATGTTGAAGACGCGATAGCGGAACTAAACACCCCTTACGAACGTGTTTACATAGGTATGGATATCGGGGTGGCGCAAGATTATACTGTGCTCACTGCGATGACAGAGGATTATCACGTGTTTGATATAGACAGGTTTAATTACAAAGAAGAAGGTATGGATAGCCTAGAGTTTAGAGAGCGTATAAAGGCTTTCTATCTAAAGCACGATGACAAACTAGCTGCAGCCTACTTCGAATTAAATAACAATGACTTGTTGTTTGACGAAATTACAGATGACGAGAGGATGTACAAGCTTATACCAATCCACACGACAGCTAAAAACAAGCCTGATATGATAAGGAACCTAATAAAACTTTTTGAAGACAAGACTATCCGCATACCTAAAGATGATAATCTAGTCAAAGAGCTTTATGATTTTAAGTCAAAGAAGAATGCTATAACAGGAAACCTTCAGTTTAGTAACACAGACGGCAAGCACGATGATATGGTAATGAGCCTAGCTATTGCCGCTTTCTGTGCGCGCGAAGAGCAGGACGGAGGTGTAACATTGTTCTTATGATGACGTTTAAGCAACATATAGAGCTCTCTGAGGCACTTTCTAAGTTCAATGACATAGAAGTGTATCTAGATGATTTGGAGCCACTAGAACGCGTTAAAACGCTCAGGTCTATAAACACTACATACCCGTTACAGGACAGTGATGAAATTACTGAAGAGATTTCTAGTGAGTTCGAGTGCTCTGAAAAAGTGTTTGATTTAGTTCTTGGTCAGTTCATAATGATAGAACAAATACTCACGGGTAAATTTAAGTTTGTCACAGAGATGCACCAAGACTTAGAGCTACTAACATACGTCCTTAGACCTAAGGGCGAGTTAGAGTTTGACAATAGTGACCCCAAGAAAGAACAACAGCACAGGGAAAACATCTTAAATACACCTGTTCAAGACTTGTACTCGGCTATAAATAGGTTTCTGAAAAACAGGGAGCTTATTTTATTCAAGAAGTTCTCAGGAGTTTTCTATTCAACTAGCGATGATACCGATGAAAACCCTGATGAGTTTTCTACACCTACACCTGACGAGTTATTTAATCAACAGTGGTATTGGTATTCAATGGTACGGATGTTAGCTCAAGAAGATATCAGACGTTATGATGAAATATATATGACGAGAATGAGCGTGGTTCTACCTGAGATGAGTTACTTGGCTCAGAAGAACAAGATAGATGCCGCTAATCAAAGACAGCAGGCAGCCCTTAATAGATTGTAAATTATAAAAAAGTGTTTATGAATAACCTCAGAGGTATATACGAGGCTGTTAAGGACTTCGGTGAAAGACATGAAATGGTTAACGAAGTTATACTTGTTAAGTCTGAAGACGAACTAGAGTCACGCGAGTTCAAGTATAGAACTATGGTTCTGATGCCTATAGAAGCTAATATATCTCGTGAGCAAAATGCTCCGGCATATTACATAGATTTCGGATTGGTGCTGCTTGATAAAGTTGCTACAAATAATGATGAGGCTACAATAAACTCTGTCGATGAAAACATATTTATTATAGGTCAGCTTCAAGACCATCTTCAGCAAAGTGATTACGATGTTGACTTTGGTTCAGTAGATTTAGGAAACGAATCTATAGACGATTATAACATAACAACTGCAATAGCAGACTTTACATTTACGTTGTCTAGAAAACCTTATAACAGAACTATTAATCTATAATGATTAAGGTAAGGTCCCAAGGGCAGATAGCTGTAGCAGCAAGGGTGATAATGATTGCGGCTCTAACAAAAGAGTTTCGTAAATCTCAAATTATTGCTAAAATAATTAAAATAGCTAAGAGTAAGGGTATGGTCGTTACAGGTGCGTTGACAAATCCTAAAGGCTCAGGCTCTATAACCCCTTCTTCAGATGACAGGTGGTTTATTGACAGAAAAAGTCTTCAGGTTTTTGTGGGGCCTGTAACATTTGGGGTCCCTTCGTATGTGCGATTTAGGATAAAACCAAACTACGAGATAGCTGAAAAGTATTTTGCTCTTACGGAGCAATCTAGTAAATCCAAAAGATGGTTCCCAAATGTAGGGAACATAGAAAATTGGGTAAAGAAAAAAAGAATTGGAGACGCTCAAGATTCTAGAAAGATAGCTTTTGCTATCTCTAAGTCTATAGCTAAAAAAGGAATTAAAAAGACAAACCTAGCCAACCCATTTTTCTACAAAGGAACAGGTGTTGAGGCTACAATAACGAGAGGGGCTAATAGAGGAATGCTTAGGGTTTCACAACTCTACCGTCCTCTTATAGTTAACTATATAGATAAAAGTTTTTCTAAAATATTTGATAAGTAATGGCAGCAATTCAAGGTCAAAGCACAAAAAGCATAACTAGCTATCAGTTAGACGTACAGAATTTAGTGCGTGAAATGCAGAAACTCAAAGAGGCCGGTGCGTCTAACGAGCAAATATACAGTCAGCTAGGAGCTGAGTTTGATACTCTTAGACAAAGGGGTACCAAGCTAGAGAAGATGATGCGTTTATACGCAAAGAACACTAAAGATTCTCAGAAGGCAACAGCTAATCTAAAGACTAGGATAAAAGCTCTTAATACAGAGGTAAAGAGCCTAGATGCTGCTGAGAATAAATTAGCCTCTACTGCTAAAAAGAACATAAGAGAAGCTGCAGCTCTTGCTAAACAAATAAGAAAGGGTTCTGAATCTGCAAAAAAAGCTACTAAAGATACCAAGACTTTAGGCGATGCTCAAGAGAAACAGGGTAAGCAGGCTAAAAAATCAGGCAAGGATAACAAGGACCTAGGAAAAAGTGCTAAGTCTACAAATAAAGGATTAAAAGGAGCACTAGGGACTTTAATAAAGTTTGGGGCAGCGGGAGCTATTTTAGGTGGTGTACTGAAGGCCCTTAAATTTGTGTTCATAGATAGCTTTAAAGCGGCTGTACAATTTGAAAAGGGATTAGCAAACTTATCTGCTGTTGGCGGTGTAAGCGGAGCAGAACTCGACAACCTAAAAGAAGCAGCACTTGACACAGCGGGAGCCACAAAGTTTACTGCAAATGAAATACTAGGACTGCAAACCGAATTAAGTAAGTTAGGGTTTAGTGCAGATGAAGTTGTCAATTCTACAAAGGCTATTGCCTTAGGTGCTCAAGCATTAGGCACAGGATTATCTGAAACAGCTACCTCTGTAGGTAAGCTGATTAATCAGTTTGGGTTGATGGCCCAAGACTCTGATGTTATCGTTGATACTTTAGTGACGACAATTAACGAGTCGGCACTTTCTTTAGATACCTTCTCTACAGCGATACAATATGTAGGTCCTATATCTAGAGACTTAGGTGTTACCCTTCAGGAAACTTCTGCTGCAATGGCAGTCTTAGCTGATAATGGTTTTACTGCATCTCGTATAGGTACGGGTCTTCGTGGTATATTTACTGAGTTAGGTTCTGAGACGGTTGATGTCAAGTCTAAGTTGAAAGACCTAGCAGATGAAAATCTATCTTTATCTGAAGCCGTAGATTTGGTTGGTAAAAGAAACGCAGCACAGCTTATAACTTTGCTTAACAATGTTGAAGTATTAGAAGAGGCCGAGGATGTCTACTATCAACAGGGTAGAGCTCTAGCAGCAGCGGCTGAACAAGCAACTACCTTTAGTGGTCAGATGGATTTAGTTAGGTCTGCTGTTAATGAAGCTCAGATTGGATTCGGAGACTTTATACTTTCAACAGGTGTAGTCCAAGGGTTATTGAGTACACTTAGTAACTCCGCTAACGAGACATATTTAGCATTCGAACTGTTAAAGAATCAAGGGGCTGAAGCTCTTTCCGAAGATATGCGTAAAGCAGAGCAGGGGATGAGCACGTTTGATATAGCACTTGAGCGAACAGCTGCAAATGCGGGAGTTACCGCAGAAGAAGTTCAAAAGGCTTTCGGTGACGATATGTTTAGAGAGGCACTTCAATCTACTCCTATGAGACAGATGGAAGGCAAGCTTAGAGATATGTTTTCTGATGCATTTGGTGATGGTGATTTAGCAGATACGTTTCAAGGGTATTTGTCTATGTTAACTGAGGAGATTGATAAAGTAAGAGAAAAGAACTTAATTGCAGAGCAAAGACAAGACGCTGATGACTTGTATCTTTCCACATTAAATGAGATGATACAGGCCGAAAGAGATGGTGTTGATGTATCTAAGCAGGCCAATGAACTAGCAGGTCAGTTAAACGGTGACCGTCAGGCACTTATAAAAGGTGCTAAGGATTTGAGAGATGAGCTCGAAACAAATGAAAACCTTACGGAAACAGAGATTCGTCAGAAAAAAGATTTAATTCTTTTATTTACATCTCAGGAAAAAGCACTAGCTAACTATGAAAGACGTTTTGCTAACTTCGTTTTAGCGGAAGACCTTTCTGAAAAAATAAGCAGAAAGAAAGCTAGAACCTTTAAAGAGGAGATAGACATAATGGAGGACTTAAAAGACGCTCAGGATAAGAATGCTGAGGTCCAAGTTCTAGCTTCTGAGGCTTCCGGAAACTATATCGATTCTATAGAGAAAAGAATAATGGGTAATGAGGATTTGATTAGCACTAATAACGATGTTATTCAAATGGCTGCTACAGAAAAGAAGTCTATAGAAGATAAGATTGCTATTGAGAAGCGGAGTGTTGATTCAAAAGGCGTGTTGACAAAGCAGGCTGAATCAAATATAAAGACATACGAAAAAGAGATAGCGACCTTAGATGCTATAACTGCTAAGTATGAAGAAAAAAATGAGGCTTTAGACAATAGTACAGGCACACTAAAAGATTCTACAAAGGCTCTAGAAAAAGAACTAAAGGCTTTAGAAAAAGAATACGAGAAAGGAGATATAGGTACTCGAGCATTTGAGAGACAAAGACAAGAGGTAATAGATAACTACACTAAGTTACTTAAAGAAATTGCTAAAAAAAATCCTGAACTAAAAGCAGCTATCGATGCACTGCTTAAATCTGCAGGAGACGTTGATAACCCTATTGATTGGAGAAACATTTTATCTGAGGGTATAGATGAAGCAATAGATGTTGTAACCAAGTCCCTAGAGGGCTTTAGCAAGACCACACTAGAGAATACGAAGAATAGATTAGAAGCTGAGAAAGACGCTCTAAAAGCAAGATACGAAACAGAGGATTTCCTAGCTAAACAACAGTTTGAAAACGGACTTATAAATGAGTCTCAGTTCAGAAGACGTCAAGCGGCACTAAGAAAAAAAGCGATAGCAGAAGAGAACGCTATAGATAAAAAGATTTTTGACGCAGAACAGAAAGGTGATAAAGATAAAGCTAAAACAGATTATCTAGAAGCCTTAGCTTCAATCATTCCTGAATTAATAAAAGCAGGTAAGGTAATACCTACAGACTTAGCTGTATCTTCAGCTATATCAGCTTCACTTGCTACAGCAGCATTTGGTGCAGAGATGAGCGCCATAGGTCAAAGAAAATTCTTCCCTAAGAAGTTTGCCGAAGGGGGTATGGTAGAGGGTCCTAGCCATAGTCAAGGCGGAGTTCCTTTTACTGTTCAAGGTCAAGGCGGTTTTGAAATGGAAGGTGGAGAGTATATAATAAACAAAAGAGCTGCGTCTATACATAGGGATTTATTAGAGAAAATAAACGGTTCTGTAAAGCCTAACCTACCTTCACAGCCGATGAAGTTCGCGCAGGGTGGATTAGTATCTACAACTCAAACTAGGTTGGTTCAACCGGATTCTGCGGAAAGTGTAAATTATCTAAAGGCAATTGCTGAGGCTACTACAACCAACGCTATAAATAGTAGCAGGCCTGTTAGAGCTTTCGTTAGTTCAAAAGACCTTCGACAAGACGAGAGTGCAAGAAGAATTAAAGACAATAACACGACTATATAATGAGCGATTATAATGTATACGAAGTATCTTCTTGGACTTCAGAAACCCACCCTAGTGTAAGCATAGACTCTAACACACTAACACAAGTTGTATTGTCTTCTTCGAACAATTTCGCTTCAGGGGATGACGACATAATAAAGCTAGGGGTAACAATTAACGGTGTCGTTAGATATATATACGGAGTTCAGATAGACCAAGTTCCTAATCAAGTAGGCTCTACTGTTACTGTGTCATTTGATGGAAATGTATACGGGGACCTTCTTACAGGGGCTACGTTTTCGTCTTGGGAACGCTACACCCCAAGTGCTAGTGATGTTTCTATAGGTCTAAAAAGCTATAACATATCTCCATCGCTTTCAGTAGCTACATACGGTAAAGATTTCAAAGCGTATAACTCTACACTTTCCTACAACATACAAGCACCTCAGCAAAAGCTAGTATATAATACTAGGTTTAAAACACTATACAATTTAAATCAAAAAATTCTACTAGATAGCTGTGATAATAATGTCTACAGTGTCGTCCCTTCAGAGCTATCGGCTGTAGCGGTAAATGGTAGAATTAAGTCAGCACTAAACTTTAATGTATTTATAAAGTAATGGATTATAAGCTAAGACTAAAAAAGAAAAGCACTGCATCTTTTTCAACAGCTAGTCTATTTCCTGATTTAATTATCGATATTGACTTAGATTTCTACAACGTAGATAGTATTGAAAAGATAAAGGTTCCTGTTAGTATATCAGTGTCATTGCCGATGGACTCTGTAAATACATCGATACTAGGCTATAATCCCGAGTCTTCTCCTAGCAGCTCAATACCTGACGTTCCTTTCGATTTTGAATTGTATTCAAATAACGTTAAGATGTTAGAGGGTAATATGTATGTAGAGTCTTACTCCTTTAACAATCAAATCCCTACTATAGATATTAGGCTAGTTGACTCTATACAGGACATAATAGCAGGTTCTAAACTTACTACGTTTGCAGATATGTATGACGACCTAGACTCTGATAGAACTTTTTCTAGCTTTTTATCCTCAAACTCAGAGACTATAGGGACCAATGTCTCTATGGAACCTGTATTGTTTCCTTACATTGATTTCTGTAACGACATTAGTAAATTTAATTTTGCTTCTAGGCAGTTCTTACAGCACGGATTTAGCACTGATAAAGCAGGTTTTGTTCCTGCACTAAACGTAAAAAGTTTTGTACAAAGATTTTTTTCAGAAGCTAATACAAGTGTAGTAAGTAGGTTTTTTAAGTTGGGAAGCTACGGCTCTGCTGTGCCTGATATCAACCCTGATGATATGTACCTCCTTATTCCGGAAAAGCTGTTGACTTCTCCAAGTACAACTACAGGGTTCATATTAACTGAAGGCCCGTATGAGCATTTTGTAAACGAGTATACCGCTGATGCTGACTCAAACATTACAAATGCAAAAGAATCGGGAACAAACCACATCTCTACTTACGGTTGGAATTACAACTCGACCACTTCTGCAAACGCTGCTGACACAGGATTTGGCCTTGAGAGAAAATCAAACCTTGCTAACAACGGAACTAATGTAGACAGGGCTTACCACGGACCTCATATGAGTTATACTGCAAGGCCTTCAAGTACTCCTAGGAGTATGTCCGGAAGAATAGGTTATGAGCTTTCAATGATTAAAACGGGCAACGGTGAGTTCTCTATGGTTTGGAATATATTCGAATCAACATCTACTGCAGTTTTTCAATTGAATGCGGTTCTTTGGAAAGATGGAAGTCCTTATGAAAGGTTCAAGTTATCCAATACGGACGGAACTGCCAAGCAGTTCAATGTATCTGAATCAACTATTGATACAATGAGGACATCTACCGTGGGATATTTCGGTGTGTTAAACGGCACAGCCGGAGCTATAAATCAAACTTCTACTTCAAACGGATTTAATAACGTAATGTATTTCAATAATGACGACATAGGCGATTTTATTTGGGAGCAAAAAGAAGTTGAGATAGACGCAGGTTCAACTTACGCAGTAACAATGGAATGGGAGTGGGTTTCAGGACAAATAGATTTAAGATATGTAGACTCTTGGAGCTCATATCAGAGTGGATTAGTTCCTAATGCTTACGTGAACAGAACTGTTAACTCTAGTGAAGTTATTAAAGCTGCCTATTATGAGTCGTCAACCGCAACAGGTAATATGTATTTAGGTCTTTATTCTGTAGGATTTAAAAATCCTTACTACGATACAGATATTGTTAACGTATACGATATTTTTAGAGAAAGCAATCTTTCTCCATTTGACATCTTAAAAAGCATTATATCTAGGTTTAACTTGTCTGTAGTTTACGACCAAAAAACATCAAGTGTTTTATTAGACAGGCTACCTGACCTTCGTTCTAGAAACACAAACGAAAACATAACGTCTAGTGTTGATGATGCTAATGAGATATCTATAGATATTTCCACAAAAAGGCTGAAATCTCTAGAGATAACCACATCAAGCAAGAGTCTCTTTTACGATAACTACGGATACAAAAAGAAAGATATAAGTCTTTCAGGTTCTGATGACGTTAAATTCTCACTAGACTCTAGAGTGTATAACAAATCTCTTTGCGGTGATGATACCTCATTTGATGTTCCGGAAGGGTTTAGCGAGTATGAAATAGGATTCGTAAGCAATGAGTTCACATCTTATAAGGACATAGGAGTTGTATTTGGATACATAGACTCAGCTCAATATACAACTAATATAAAAAGAGCTAGATTTGAAGATAAAACAAATTACAAGGGACTTGTCTACTCCACGGAGTTTACGCACACGTTCCCTAGGTTTGTTACAAATAAATCAACTCACCTACCTTTGTATCACTTTAATGAGCAGGGAGTAGAGACAGACCTTTACGACTTCTTTGTAGGCAACGATAATGTTTTATATCTAGGTAAAAATAAGATTACATTTGAAGCCTTATTTGAAAGCGATTATGTATTTGATGTAAAAGATAACTACTCTATGATTACTATTGGGCAGGTATCTTCGAGTGGAATGATAATTAAATCCATCTCAGGTCAGCTCTATGAAGGAGGAATATACGGACAGGTAGAAGCTATTATATTGTAAATTATTCATATGGCTACTTACAACGACTACCCCGCATCTGCATCTAACAACGCTAAGAAAGTTCTTGAGTGGAAGAAGAAGTATGGTAAAGAGGTTAAGGGAATGACCTCTGTGGGTTGGACTCGTGCAAATCAATTAGCCTCTAAAACAAAATTAAGTTATGCGACTATTGCTAAAATGGCAGGTTTTAATCGTCATAGAAAAAATGCTGCTATTGACCCTAAGTACAAGAGCACTCCTTGGAAAGACCGAGGCTATGTTGCTTGGCTTGGGTGGGGAGGAACTTCAGGCGTTAATTGGGCGATTAAAAAAGCTGAATCAATCCGAAAAGGAACAGTTAAGGCTAGTGCTGACATCAGTGACAACCCGTGGGGTAATCGCAAAGTCAAAGATGAACTCGCAACGCAAGGAAAGGATGGCTCGATTAAAAAATCTCCCAAAGCTCCTAGGAGTAAGACTCCTGAAAAGTCTCCTAAGGGCGTTGGAAAAGGGGGCAAGTTATCCGTAAAGATTATAAAGTCTATTAAAAACAAGATAGACAAGTATAACAATAAGTACCCTGACAAGAAGATTGGAATGGGTGCTGCAAAGCGTGTAGTTCTTAGAGGTATGGGTGCATATAATACAGGCCACTCTCCTAAAGTTACAAGTGCTGCACAATGGGGACTAGCAAGACTAAATGCGTTTATGTATTTAGTCAAGAATGGAAAGCCGTCAAACGCTAAGTATGTACAGGATAATGACCTGCTACCGTCTTGGCACAAAAGAAGTAAAAAGAATGGATAAGGATTTACCATTATACGATATTACACTTGAGGATTTTGAGCAGGGAATGTACAAAATCTCTCTCGTGGACAAACCTGCGATTGAGGAAAATTTCATATACTTCAACAAAACTGAAGTTGTAGAGATGTTTACCAACGAAGAAAGAAGAGAGGTAGTAGGACCTATTATGATTCCTAATAAGGAAATCCTACGCCACAGTCCTGAGAACGGATATTACTATGTTAGGTTCACGGAAGATACAATCCGTGATATTATGTACAACTACTCTAAGAAAGGTTTGTTCAACGAATTTGGTATTCACCACGAGTACGATACTCAAGATGTGGTGATGCTTGAAGTTTGGATGAAGGAGTCTGATAACGATAAGTCAACTGACTATGGTTACGCTCTTCCAAACGGAACTGTATTTGTCAAGGCTAAAATTGAGTCTGACGAATTGTTTAGCGCGATTAAAGAGGGAGAGGTTAATGGCTTCTCTATCGAAATTCAAGCTGATATTAAACCCGTAAATAATAATAACATGAATGAATTTAATTTTGCTAAAGAGTTAGGCAAGATGGAGGCTTCTTTCGAAGCTAACATCTCTAAGTTTGAGGCACAGATTACTGCTTTAGAAGAGGAGAATGCTACTCTTCTAGAAGTGTTGACCTCTTTTGAAGAGAAGTTCGCAGGTGTAGACGACTTAAAGTCTGCAGTCGAAATGATTCAAAAGCACATCTCTGCAATGGCTGAAAATCACGAAGAAGAAGAAGAGAAGCCTGAAGAAGAGAAAGAAGAAGAAGAAATGACTGAAGAAAAACCTGAGAAGTACATTGCTCCTGCAGGTGAAGAAGCGGTTGTTGTTGAAAGTAAAGAAGAAGAAGAAGAAGAAAACAAGTATTCTGCTGAGGAAGAAGTTTCTGAAGAACAAGTTGAGGAGCAATTTGCTGCTGAACAAAAAGCTGAAGAAGTTGCTGAAACTGTAGAAGACAAGACCGTAGTCTTTAATGCAATTACTGTAGAGAAGGTGAATATGGTTAATGATTTCTTTAACAGATTCAAATAAATTGTAAATTAATTAAAACGAACTTTTTTAAAACTAAATAAAAATGGCTGTATCTATTTCTAATTTGCCTTATGGCGACCGTAGTCGTGACTTGTTCATCGATGCTATGGTAAAATCGGCAGCGGTTCTTAACCGTTTCCGTCTTATCGATGGTGTTAAAGCAAAGGTTAACGTACCTATCTTTGACGCTGCATTAACTTTTGGCACAGACATCTGTGCTTGGGACCCTCAATCTACTGCTAGTATCGGTGAGAAAGAGATGACTGTATCTGATTACAAGTGGTCTTTCTTAAACTGTAAAACTGCACTAGAAGGTTCTTACCGTGGTCTTTTGTTAAAGAAAGGTCAACACAACCCTGAGACTATGGACGCTGAGTTCAAGGATTGGGTATTTGATTACTTCGCTAAATTGTCTGCTCAAAAAGCATTAACTCTTGCTGCTACTGAATTAGCTACTGAGATGACAGGTGATGCTGACGTAATCGACAACGTGATTGCAGGTGGTATTACTTCTGCTAACGTGTTAGACCATATGGAAGCTGCTTACGCTCTTATGAGCGCGGATATGTTGTCTGCCGTTTACGGAGACGCTGACCGTGATTTCAAACCTGCTTTCTTCTTGGGAACTGCTGCTATGCAGGCTTACCAAATTGCTATCGCTGAGAAGTTCACTACTACTCCACAGGGTATTGTAGAAGGTAACATCCCTCCTTACTTCGGTATGGAAGTTGTACACTTCGCTTCTTTAGCTGCAGGACAATTTATATTGTGTGCTCCACAAAACTTGGTTATGTTGACTGACGACTACAACGATGTACGTGCAATCGATATGAAGTACGAACCTGAATTGTCAAGCGACAAGATTTGGGGTCAGTTCAAGTTAGGTTTCTCTTACCTCAAAGGTGACGAAATCGTTTACACTCACGCATAAATAAACTAAAGAGGGGAGGTTCTTCCTCCCCTTTTTATTAACTCTAAAAACTAAAAAAAAATGGCTTGTGATATCACTCTAGCTGACGTGAACTTCTCTTGTGACGACCTAGGAATAGGTGGTTTAAAGCGTGTTCTCATCGGTAATAAGGCTGACTTGGTTTCAGTTGTTGCAGTAGCAAACGAAGTAGTAACCGTTACACCGGCGACTACAGGTTTAGATACTGATGGCGATGTAATCGAAATTCAGTTCAATTTAAAAGACGGTTTCTCTGTATTCAGTGAAGTTAAAACCGTATCTGCTGACGGTGTAGTTTCTGCTGTACCAACTATCTCTATCGAGATTCCTAAAATGTCTACTCTTCACCGTAATGCTTTGGACAACATCGCAAAACCGGGTGCAGAATTAGTTGCTTTCATCGAGACTGCTGCCGGAACTTACCATATGGTAGGTTGGGAGTATGGATTGTACGCTGCAACTGTAGACGGAAATTCAGGTACAGGACGTTCTGAGAAGAACCGTTACCAAATCACACTTACAGGTGAAGAAGACAGTTTGTCTTACTGCATCGAAAGTGCTGAATGGGATGACGTAGTTGCGTAAGCAATTCTTGTAAATTAATACAAGGGGGTAGGGTCTAAGCCCTGCCCCTTTTTTTATTTAAAAAATTATGAGCTTTAACTGTAGTATTTTTTTAGAAGACATTGACATTAACTGCAACGCAAAGAATGTAGGCGGTATAAATAAGGTTGTTCTAGGGCTACAAAGAGATTTGGAATTACAAGTTGATAGTGTTGATGAGACATTAATAACTGATTTAACATTACCGAACTCTGTGGTTTTCGCTCATAACAGTAAAGATGGCACAACGTCTTTTAACGAGGCTAAATCAACATCTAATGGCTTAGGAGTAATCACTACTGATATTTTAGTAAGATTGCCTATGCTAGATAGAAAGATTAATAAGATTGATTATATGTCTCGTAGAAGCGATATCGTTTGTTTGTTGTACCACAATAACGGAACAGTAACTGTTTCGGGTTGGATGGATGGACTAACGATGAATTACTCTGCTACAAGCGGAGTCAGAAGAGGTGAGATTTCTTATGTTGACGTTACACTTACAACTGAAAGTTGGATTGCTTCTTTAGCTATTACAAACCAAAGCATTATTGATTTGTCATAATGTATATAACAACGACAGAAGGATACTCTTACGGTGCTACGCAGCAAGTAACAGGTGTTTTAGATTACGTTGTAACTAATAACATAGGCAATGACATAAGTACAAGTTCAATAACAGGTGTATTGGACTATATAATTTTAGGTAGAATGGGTTACTATACCGATGTAAATAACATTGCTAGTAACACAATAAAGTATTTACCTACTGATGATTGGGGGAATCAAAAAGGCGTTACACAAGACACAAGCAGTGTTAAGGACTACCTTTTAGACTCTTACATATCAAACTTAATAATAGAACAAGAAAGAGGATGGGGTTTCAATTGGGAACTCATAACTCTAGAATGGCAAACTATAAATGATAATTGGAATAATGGATAATATTACAAAAGACAGAAACTATTTTCAATCCTCTATGGGTGACTTTGGCTTCCGTAGATTAGCTGCTAATGAATCTACTCCTGCAGGTGAAACATATAGAACGATTGTTTGTCTACAAGAATCGAGTATTAATGCCACATCTATGGTTGGAGATTCTTTAACAGGACAAGTGCTTCCTACGGGGATGCAGCTTGTAGGTAAGTTTACAAGTGTATCTTGTTACCAAGGAGTAGTTCTTGCTTACATAGGATAATGAGATTAGGGTTAGGTTTACAAATAAACTGTATTGCTGCTTCAAATGTAATTGGGGAGAAGTATGAGTTTGATAACAGATTTTGGAACCTGATTGGATTGCAGTGGGAAACTATTAATGATACTTGGGAGGAAGAAATATGAGCACACTAACGGGGACTAAACCAAAGGATACATATCAGGGACTTATAAAGACCTCTGACAACGGGCCTGTAAGCGGTTCTAAGCAACTTTCAGACGGTAATGGGAACCTTATCCCTGTCACTGTTTCTTCTAGCTCTGTAGCCCTTACAGGGTCAGTCACAGCTAATGGAGAATCTTTAACTAGCTACACACATAACCAAACTACATCGGCAGTATCTTGGACTATAAATCATAATATGAATAAAAAACCTTCCGTAACAGTAGTTGATTCTGCTAACACATATGTGCTTGGGGAGGTTGAATATTTAGACGCAAACTCACTTACAGTGAGCTTTAAAAACGCCTTTAAAGGTAAGGCACACTTAAATTAAAATCAAATAAATAAACAATGGCTCTTAAACACTTAGTTGACTTAGACTTAGCAGGCAACGAAATTCAAAACGTAGTCTTGCAAAATTTGGCCACAGCACCAACAGGTGTTGAAGGTCAGATATTTTATGACACGGCAATCAATGCTGTAAAAGTACATACAGGCTCAGGCTTTGTACGCATTGGCGCAAGTGCTGATGGAAGTACAATCACTGAATCTAGTGGTGTATTCTCGGTAGGCACTATTGCTCTTAGCAATGTGGACGGTCTGCAATCATCTTTAGATGGCAAGGTAGATGACTCGCAAGTATTGACTAACGTACCTACAGGTGCAGTATTTACGGATACTACCTACACTGTTGGTGACGGGGGTCTTACTCAGAAAAACTTTACCTCAACACTAAAAACCAAACTTGATGGTATTTCTACAGGCGCAACTAACACTGAGCCCGCAGCTATACTATATGGTGGTGGGAATCCTGAATTAGCTACAGGCGTTACAGGAGCCGAGGTTCGCACTTTAATTGGCGCAGGAACTAGCTCTTTAGCCTTAGGCTCTACGGCTTCAACGGCATTAGCAGGGAATACAACTACCATTTCATCGGGACAGGCCTCTGCTATTACGGCTAACTCTGCGAAGGTATCTATGGTTATAGGTAGTACGGGTGAATCAGCTATGGCGGGAGACACTAGAACTATCAGTAGTTCGGAGATAACTGCAATTACTGCTAACAGTGCAAAAGTAGGTATTACCTCATCACAGGCAACTGCAATTAGCAATAACAGCGCTAAAGTAAGCGATACGGGTACACCTGCGATTTTATCTAATGGTACTGTACCTAGTTTAAATACCGGTATAAGTGCTGCTGAAGTAAGAACTCTTATTGACGTTCCTAGCGTATCTGATATAGGTAGCTTTGCTACAGTAAGTTATGTAGATGATGAAATTACAGCTGTGCTTGATGCTGCACCGGCTGCATTAGATACTCTAAACGAACTTGCTGCATCTTTAAATGATGATGCTGATTTTGCAGGTACAATGACTACTGCATTAAGTAACAAGCTGAACTCTTCTGCGTATACCGCTGCTGATGTATTGACTAAAATCAAAACAGTTGATGGTGCAGGTTCAGGTCTTGATGCTGACAAGTTAGACGGACAATCTTCTGCTTACTACAGAAACTACACAAACCTAACTAACAAGCCTAGTATACCTACGTTTGTAAGCCAAACAGTTACAGGCGCAAGTAGTGGTGCTACTGATTTGAGTTTAGGATTTGGTGGTTATGCTAACATTCAAATCTATGACGAGAGTGGTAACTTGATTATGACTGAGATTAATCAAGATGGTACCGGAGGTGCAACTGCACAATTGACAGCAAACGTAGACTTTAGAGTTGTAGCTGTAGGCGCATAATTTGTAGATTAACCATAGAGGGGGAGGGTATTCCTCCCCCTTTTTTAACAATACATATATGGCTATAAAGTTTCTAACAGGTATAGAAGTTCAGGGTACACCTAGCGGTCCTGCTACAGTTACTACCGCCATTGTAGGTGAGACAATAGAAATCACTTTTACGCAGTCAACTGAATCTGTTGACGCATATCAGGTGTGGGCCGCGCAAGGTTCGGGCTCATATAGCTTAATAGCACAAGTACCTAAAGAAGATTTCGCGTCTACGATGTCAGTAGTTGATACATCTTTTGATACAGGAGGTACAAGAAATTACAGAGTATATTCTCTTCGAGCAGGAGTTTACTCTTCACCTGTTACAGCAAGTAGAACATATACTGTTTCTGCATTAGAGCCTTTAAATTTAGTTGTGACTCCTATGGAAGAGGCATTCACTGTAAAGTGGGACTACCCTGATTCTAGGTTTGTAAGTCACTTTGAAGTTTATCATCACAGTCACGCTACTCAGTCGTCTTTGAGTAGAAATTCTGCTAGCATAGTATATTCAGGAGCAAGTACAGTATTCATAAAAGCCGTTGACGATGATAATTATCATCAGTTTTGGGTTGAGGTAATTACATCTTAATGAGTTTTTGGCAAGAAAAATTAGATGAATATCAAGAAGCACTCCTATCTGAACTTCAGATGGAAGAGCGCAATGATGATATGATTAAACTTTTAAGAAACAATATAGAAGAATGTTCAAAACTACTGAGCTAGAAAGGGGTGATATAGTGAGTATCGTGGGAGCTATGGTTAGCGACTACGGTGGGCAAAGCTGTATTGTACCTGTAACTAAAAGAGGTCGAAGCAACACTATCGTTAACAGCGGAAGCGGTGAGTATGATGGTGGAGATAGAGTCATTGGATTCCCTAACGGATTTGAGGTAGATGGCGACCTGCTTTTTACGGTAGGTTGGGGTGATGGCTTTGCAGTACGCAGGTTGAATAATGATGGAACAATGACAAGATTGTTTTACGAGAATAACTTCCTGTATAGAGACACGACATCTAGTTACAACCACCTGCAGTCTGTAGCGATTGATACTATAAACAAAAAAGGTGTGGCTATGACATATAATGTCGATGGATACACAACTTTTGATTATAGTGGTTTAATGAACGGAGGTACTACGTTTGTAAAAAACGAACGTCCTACACACTCTAACCCTCAAAGATTTATAAACGAAGGAGGAATGAATCTTTCTTCAGCAGGTCTTTACTATACTAGCGGCTTAGTAGCTGCAGGTCCTTGGATTTATCTAGGAGAGTATGACGCAAGACACTATCAAAAGTATCCGCGTAGAAACATAAACACAGGCTCAGAAGAGATTCTTACTTGGGAAGAGAATGGAAAGACGGGTACCGCTAATGACGACAGAAACGGTTACAGGCACACATTGTTTTATGACGAAGTAAACGATAGGGTTTTTTATTGTTCGTATTACAATGCTAACTTTATGATGATAGAAGATGCTTCTACGTCTGACCCTAAGTTAGTATGGTGTGACCTAGGAGATGCAGGTGCAGGTGATGATGCTTACGAGCAGGGGTTGCACATAGAAGACCCTGTTAATTATCCAAACATTATGACCGTAGGCGCCTCGGGTCGCCACGTTAAGATTGATATTTCACCTTGTCAAACAGGAACGAGGCCAACGATAATATCTACAATATACGAAACAGACAATAATAAAAAAGGACAATCTTTTGCTAACCTTTTTAGACTAGGTACAAAGTATCAAGATGCGACTACAGGTCGCCCTACTGATAAAATGCCCGGATATCCTGAGTTTAACCCGATATCTCCTGACAGGGGTAGAGCAATGGGACACGGTTGGATTGATTGGGACAATGGAAGATTAGTATCTGTTTACAGATATAACACAAAAACAGAAGACACCACAAGTCTTGGTAGAGGAGCGACATATATGTCGGACTATGGCTCTCCTTGTTTTAGAATGTACTCCGCAAACGGGAGTGAGTTTTGGGTGCAGTTAGGATACGGATACAACGGACACAGCATCCATACTTGGGGCAGTGAGTACAAGAATCATATGTTCGAAAATTGGTCTGTCGAGTATGGCACATACAATTTAGATAATAACGCAAATGTTGATTTTGTTTATTGGTCAAAATCAGACTACTTTATTCCTAGCGGTTGCTCTTTAGGAGCTTTTGTCAGCAATAATGCAGGTGAAACTTGGGAGGCGTACACCGGTGATGAAGATACAGAACACATTTTTTCTTCTACAGGGAGTCAATTAAGAATAAAAATCACAGGTTCGGGAGACGTTTCCAAAAACGCTTACCGAATGTCTACTGCTAATGATGTGGTTTTATTTGGCACAATGTATGAGGCACAAAAAGACTCTGATGTAAGAACCAAGATAAGTAAATTTTCACTAAGAGGTAAAAAATAATGGCTACAGTTTCAGGAAGTAAAAGAAAAAAGAATATAAGTGCGTTGCAAGTTGGTGGCCAAGACGTTGCTACAGAATCGTATGTGAATAATCAAGGGTACCTTACCACAGAAACAGATAGTCAAACATTATCTATAAGCGGTACAACTCTTTCTCTTCAGAACGGGGGCTCTGTTACATTACCTACAAGCACAGGACCTCAGGGTGAAGAAGGGCCTCAGGGTCCTACAGGAGATACAGGAGCTACAGGAGCTACAGGGCCTCAGGGAGCGACAGGGCCTCAAGGCGGAACAGGGCCTCAAGGACCTCAAGGACCGGACGGACCCGAAGGACCCGAAGGACCACAAGGACCTAGGGGTGATGAAGGCGGAACAGGACCGCAAGGTCCACAGGGAAGCACCGGAGCTACAGGAGCTGCAGGGGCTACAGGTGGTATTGGTCCTCAAGGTCCTCAGGGAGCTACAGGAGCTACAGGTGGTGTTGGACCTCAAGGTCCTCAGGGAGATACGGGAGCTACAGGTGCTGTTGGGCCGGAAGGTCCACAGGGAGATACAGGCGCTACAGGTGCTACAGGCCCTCAAGGTGAGATAGGCGAGGTTGGAGAACAGGGAAATCCCGGAGCCACAGGAGCTACGGGTCCACAAGGACCTCAAGGAGCTACAGGCCCTCAAGGTGCTACAGGAGGTATAGGCCCCGAAGGTCCTCAAGGCGATACAGGAAGCACGGGTCCTCAAGGCCCTCAAGGTGCTACCGGAGCCACAGGTTCCACAGGACCACAAGGACCCGCAGGCCCTGATGGGCCGCAAGGAGATACAGGTGCACAAGGAGCACAGGGTCCCCAAGGAGATATTGGACCTGAAGGTGCTAGAGGTGACGAAGGTGGAACAGGGCCTCAGGGCCCCGCAGGTCCTGCAGGTTCTGCAGGAGCTACAGGTCCACAAGGTCCTGCCGGAAGCAGCGGTTCTGATGGGAACTCTGTGACTAATGCTTCTTTGCAAAACTATGAGTTAGTCTTAGAGATTGAAAATGTCGGAGAGGTTAATGTAGGTAATGTTCGAGGTGCAACAGGTGCGGCAGGTAGTAACGGTTCAGCAGGGGCTACGGGCCCACAAGGTGCTACAGGTCCACAAGGCCCCGCAGGGGACGAGGGGCCACAAGGTGACGCAGGAGCTACAGGCCCACAAGGACCCGCAGGCCCCGCAGGAGCAGCGGGAGCAGCAGGTGCCACGGGTGCTGAAGGACCACAGGGGGATGCCGGTCCGCAGGGACCTGCAGGAAGTACAGGAGCAACGGGCCCGCAAGGTCCCGCAGGTAGTACAGGTAGTACAGGAGCAGCCGGTCCCGAGGGGCCACAAGGAGATGCGGGTGCGACAGGAGCCACAGGACCTCAGGGACCTCAGGGAGACGCAGGGGCAACAGGAGCAACAGGGCCGCAAGGACCTGCCGGAAGTAATGGTACTAACGGAACCAATGGTTCAAATGGGTCTATGTACGGTCCTGACAAGTATTTATTCCAAACATCAGCAACGTACACTAGCTCAAATGCTAAGATATCAATAAACGCTCAAGAGATTAACGGAAGCACAAACACAAGTTTAGCAAGTAACAGAATAACATTTGGCTCCGCAGGAACATACTTGATTTCTTGGAACATAAATTGGCAATCTCTATATGCTAACCGAAGCACTTTTGGTGCTACGGCTAAATTGAACGGGGTAACGATTTCAGGAGGAACTAACTTGCAGTATTTTAGATACAATACATACGGTCATAAAAGTACCACGAATACATCTTTTGCGATAACTGTAACAGCAAATCAGTATTTAGAGTTTTTTACTTTCCTTCACGCAGGGTCAGTAAATCACAAGGTGACTAGCACGAACGGAGATGGTGGGGCGATAACAGTAATGAGAATAGTATAATGGTTGAGACTAAATATTACATAGAGGATTTAATTGACGGTTTTGTATTGCAGGACGATGGCTCTTGGGATTGGTTTACCGATAACGAAGAGAAGAAATTTAACACGTATAATGACGCGTTAGCTCACATCGAAACACTAGACGATGGTGTGTATAAAGTTTTTAACAGAATAGTTAAATACTAGTATTATAAGTTATATTTGTCTATAACAAATATAACTATTATAATAAATGGGGAAGAAGAAGAAAATCAATAAAGCAGAACTTGAGGCACTTCAGCAACTAGTAGCAACTAGGACGGAGATTATAAAAACCTTAGGTGAGCTAGAGATTAAGAAAATGCAAGTGGCGTCTAATTTTGATGCTGTAGAGAACTCTCTCACGGAACGAAGAGCTGCTCTAGAAGAGAAGTACGGTCATATAAATGTAAATTTAAGTACAGGAGAGTACGAGGAAATTAAAGATGAATAAATGAAACGATTAAAAGTAGGTGCGGTAAACTCTATTTCTTTTATTAGAAATATAGGCTATACTATAAACTCATTTGATGTAACTTTTGAGAAGGTAGTAGGCCCTACTGCACTGTCTTTGACCGGCCTTCAAGACCAATTAGAACTGAGTAGCTGTTCTGATTTTATTGTATTAAACATTGACTTGCTAACACACACACTAGACGGTGGTGAATATTACCTATCTATTTCTAATGAGGGTAATGTAAGCACATACCTATGTGAAGTTCAGGCTCATCAATATAACACTCTAGCTGCTGATTCCATATACTCTGATAGCGTTGTTCTTTCTAGTGAAATTACTGAAAGTTCTACTGTTGAGAATACTGACGGAACATCTCCGGCACCTTCGGGAAGCGCTAGCGAATCAATGTCTGTAACCCTTAGGGATAACACATACGGAGATATGACTTCTCCATACTACGTAAGAACAGACTCTTGGGTAGCTCAGGCGAATATCGAAACCATAGGTTCTTCTATAACTCAGATTAAATTTAAGATAACGGATAGTAGTTCTCAGGAAATAAGTAAGGTTGTATCAGTAACCGACAATAGTTTTATGTCAGTATCTTTTGACATAGAGGATGAGACAATAAACTTCGGTGATGTAGCAGATTGGGTAATAGAAGGGTTAAATTCTTCTGACGAAGTGGTTTATACATCTAGTACACAGAAACTCATTATACCTCCTAAAATCAGCCTTTACTTAGCTGAGTCTTTATCAGACGCTAACGATATGAGAAGCAATGGCTCATCTGCTATAGAGGTTCTCAATGGTTCTAGCGCCACATACAATCTTTATGCTTACTTAGAGTCAAACACAAATGCTCAGATAACAGCTCACAACAGAACCTCAGTAAGCGATAAGGTATTTAATAACTCAGGTGTAGGTAGTATATTCGGTAGTGAGGCATTCAGCATATCGCCAACTGCCAACTCTATGGAGTTAGTCTCCTCTGACGTAGTACCTGCTTGGACATCTGAAGCGACTGAGAGAAACATAAAGTATTACTGCTACTTTACTTGGTCAGGCGGATACGTTACACCTTTAATAAATAACATAGCAGGTGTATACAACACCTCCTCTTACGGTGAAGAGACTAATGGCATAAATCAAAGGCCTTATTCTAAAGAAACCTTGACTATATCGGGAACTACGTTTACCCTTGAAGGATTTAGCCCTATACTATATAACTCACTAACGTCTTACACGAATAGCAGGTTAGCTCTTTATATGGGTAATGGAACTTATGTAATGAATACAAACCACGTAAACAATATCGCAGTACAACAGGAGTATTCTGATGGCACTACTGAGGAAACAATAATAACCAAGTCTCAGCTATCTAACGCAGGTATCTTCCCTGCTATGCAGGGGGATTCCTTTGATGTTTATGCTTATGTATCTAGAATAAATTCAAGTAAAACATTGGTTCACAATAAAGTTTGGGTTAAATACGGCAGTTATTGGTTTAATGTAGACAACGACTCTGTAGATTCTCCTCACTTTTTACTTGAGATTTAACTTGTAAATTATATTAATGGGACTAGTAAATAATATTGTAGATTTTTTCGCATCAAAAACATTTGTTCAGGCTACTGAATCAAGTGTGTCTGCGAACGAACTAGAGAACGCTATTGTCGACCTTAACGGTCGTTATAAATTAGGTCATACTAACCTAGGTGATTACATTAAGTTTGGAGTCAATGATGACTTCCCTGTAATCCTAGAAAAGATGCTTCGTCAGTCTCCTGTTCATTCAGGAATCTTAACAAAGAAGGCTAAGATGATAGCCGGCAATGATATAGATTATAAAGATGATTTCTTATCTACAAAAAAAGCAAAGCAAGAACTAAAGGTTTTTCTTAATAATTGCGCGGGTAATAACAAAGGTATGTATGACGTGATTTCTCACGCTGCATTCCAATATGAGCACAAGGGTGCTGCTGCTTTTTATGTTCGTTGGAACAGAGGAAGAACAAAGATTGTAGAATTTAAATCACTAGACCCCAAAGGAGTTAGAGCTGCAGAGCCTAATGAGCAAGGTGAAATTACACACTACATTGTAAGAAGAAGTTTTGGATACGGAGCAAACTCAGTACAGCACAACGACCCTAAGAGAATCAAAGCCTTTAGCAAGTACGACAAGTCTGCGAAAGAGGCTGTACTATATGTTGCTAACCCATACTCAGGAAATCCTTATTACGGAGTCCCCAACTATATTTCTGCTTTCCATTATATCGCGAGTGATTTCGAGTTTGGTAAGCATATTAAAAATTCCTCAGCTAATGGATTCACGCCAAAGGTACTCGCTACTTTCATTGGCCGGAATATGTCTAATGAGCAAAAAGCATCTGAATACAGTAAATTCAAAGAGTCTTTCACAGGCCCTGAAGCGGATAACTTCATCGTCAGTTGGGTCAAAAAAGAAGAAGACGCACCAAAATTCACGCCTTTAGACATCGCAAATTTAGACAAAACCATAGACGTATTATCAAGATTAAATGACGCTAAAATACTTACTGCTCATAATATTACTAGTCCTACCCTCTTTGGGGTTATGGTTAGCGGTAAGCTCGGAGGAACAGGGAACGAACTTGTCACGGCTTATCAGATATTTAGGGCAACAGAAACGCTACCTAATAGAGAGGTTATTCTAGGGGGTATCAACAGAATCCTATCGACTGTAGGATTTGACAAGATGGAATTATCTGTCGTTGAAGAAGATATAAACCTTGAAAGTATCAAGGGGGCTAACACAACCGATGTATAAAGATGGTTAAAGTAATTTTCATAGACGACAACTACCTGTACCAAAACTTTCCTTTACCGAAAAGATTGGACCGAGCTGCGTTGTTGTCTATAATTCAATTAGAGCAATTCACTTCACTTCAGGATTTGCTTGGGACGTGTCTATATGAACACCTAGAGCAGCAAGTGTTTGACCAAGCTCTCACTACAGAAGAGACTGCGTTGTTCAAGCTAGTAAAATATACTTTAGCTATGTATGCTGCTAAGGCAACTGTAGCTATGTTGCGCTCAGGCGCAGCTAATACAAAGCACGAAGAGTCCGTACAAGACCAATATGTAATCGATGCACTAACATCTCAGATAGATAGTAAGGCTAAGTACATTAATGCTCGTATCGTAGATTACATAAAATCAACAACCGCACTAAAGACAATAGCAACTGCCTCAGATTGCGATAACGACCTGTTTAACGAAGATGATATCTATCAGGGTTCAGTGTACTATCCGTATTCAGTAAACACGGAGAACGAGGATTGTGATGAGTAGAGGTGTTCGCAGGTTAAAGGAATTATTTTGGTATAGTGATAGCGAGCCTAACGAGGTACTCATTGCTTTCTGCCATATCTTCGCTTTACCTGCAGCGCTGTGTGTTGATTTCGAAAACCCTTCGTTTCTTCTTATAAGTGCCGGAATATTTGCGGGCACGTTTCAACTGTGGGCTGTTATATGGAACGGAACACTTAGAATGAGATTGATAGCTGTACAGATTGCTACACTCATAGCGATATCTACAGTAGAGAATTTAATAGCAGAGGGACTTATGAACGGCAGTAGAATAGGTTGGGCTATAATCGGTTTATTTGCTGTATGGAATACGGTAAGAGTCTTTAAAGAGAAAATACAAAGAGGATTGTAATGGAAGGGTATGTACAGGTAATAATAACTATTGTAGGTGTATTAGGAAGTGCTTCGATTTGGAAGTATATGGAGGCTAGATTAAAGGCCAAAGTTCAAGAAAAACAAACCGACCTAAACAACAACGATACTGTGCAATTCCGAGATGACTTAAAGGCCCGTGTAGCAAGATTAGAGCTTTTACTCGAAGAGAGTAATGAGAAAGTGATTGTGCTTACAGCTGAAGTACACGAGCTGAGAACGGAGGTTAAGTTCTTGAGAAGAGAAAACGACCGATTAAAAGATAAGTAATGGAGGCTTGGCAATTCGCAATGTGTATAGCCCCTGCTACAATAGCATTAATAATAATTGCAGGAGAAATGAAAAAGGAGGACTAACGTCCTCCTCTTTTTTTGCATCCATTTGTGCAGTGACACTCAACAGGTTCTTCTTCGCAATATCTTATTTTACCTTGCGTCTCTTGTCCACGCTTCTTACTGCGAAGTAACCCCCTATCACCGTTACGCTTACCATTTCCCATAGCCCAATCCATCTTTCGCTTACATTACTAATACCAAGTCCCTCAAAAAAAGTCATCAATACTAAAAATATAATTACGGTGGCTAGGGTCAAAGGTCTTACGTTCTTAGATAGCCAAGAGTCGGAGCTCATATCGCTGTCCCATCTCTTAGATATCTCTTCTTCTACAGCTGCACGAACAGCTTCCTTTTCCTCCGGAGTTTTTACAAATCTGTCTACCACATTGGCAACTGCTTCCGCAGTTTCCTGAACAGCTTTTCCTCCTAATATTTTCAATAACTTGCTCATATCTAACTCCCACAACCCTCGCAGTCAGGGTTGTCAATAGAACAAGCATTCGAGTTTTTATCGCTTGTTGTTAACTCGTCTACGAAATCAGCAAATCCATCTGCTAAATCAAAGTCATTCTTCATCATTCTCTTCTTCTTCTTTAATTAATAAATCTTTGGTTTCCTTTGGCTCCCATATAAATCCATACTCTTCCTGAACATTAAAGCTAGGACAGGCTTTGTCTGAAAATTCATTGTGGCCGTGCACAGTTGCTGTCGGGTATAACTTCAACAGAGACTTTATAAGATTTGTTAGCGCAACATCCTGAAGCTCGGTTCTAGTATCCTTTGCTTTCGACATTGTTTTGTTCATACCTCCCACATAAACGACACCGATACTTCTACGGTTGTATCCTTTAGCGTGAGCTCCTGAATCTTGAACACTCCTTCCTACTTCTATCTCTCCATCAAGCCCAATAACATAATGATAACCAATAGTGGAGAACCCACGATTCTTGTGCCATCTAGTTATGTCATCAACACTAACCTCCCTGCCCTCAGGCGTTGCGGTTGAGTGTATGATTATCCGGTTAATGTTTCTTGCTGAATTTCTTAATTTCATGATACCTATTTAATTTACATTATTAGTTTTCTATATGTCATCTCAGCAATCACTGCTGAATATACCGCGTGTAAGGGACTTAAATCTAAGAACATATACAACCCTAGGCTGCACCAAAAACAAAGGCACAGGACGCAGTTAAATGGCTTATACGGCAATAGTTTATCTATGACCCAACCCCAAGGTTCGAATATAAATAAACAAGCAAATAGAAATCCAACACCTACGGTGATGAATATGCTTTCATATATCTCAATCATAATTTCTGACTTATGTATTCGTCTCTAGTGTATCTCATTAGTTTTGATTTGCGCTCTCCATTCTCTATTACAAACACATTCCCTTTGCGCCTCTCACCATAAACGTCTCTCCATTTAAGAGAGACAATCTTATTGGTCATAGTGGAATATATCATAGATATGATAAGGTTTGCTGCTGACTTTCCCTCGGTGTAATAATCTAGGAATTTTAAACACACTCTCATTACAGCCTCGTCTATAAGAGACTGACGCAATTCTTCATTGCCGTTTGTGATAAACGAAAAGTTGGATATCTCAGCACAGCGCTCTAAAATGAAAGCTCCGAGCTCGTCAGTCAGGTATCCTTGATTAGAAGACTTTATAGCCTCTAGCTCAATGAAGCCTTTATCATACTTGTTCTTCTTCAACTTTGTCTAGTATTGCTACGATAAAATGCAGGTAGTCAGAAAGCTCTGAGGTGCTAACGTTGAGTTCGTGACCCAAACCCAATAGTGTAACGGGTCTGTCTTCTTTGACAAGTTTAGATATAGCATAGTATATGGATATTATGAAGTCAGCTTCAGAAGAAGTTATCTCTTCGTATGTCAGATTAAGAGCCATAAGGTCTAATTGAACGTGCTTTATCAGGGTCGAGTTCAGCTATTTTATCTATCATTTCATTCTCTCTTTTGTACGCTAAAGCGTATTCCTCTGCAGTTGAATCAGAACCTAGATTAGCAAACAGCTTTGCCATTTCAAATAGATATAAATCTACTCGGTTCTTAATTAATTTACAGGTCTTATAGTTACGGTTGTCTAGTATCATCTTCTTTTATTTTATATCCTTTGCACTTGATGACAACGCGGTACGTATTCTTTGGTAGCCCGCCATCAAATGCGATTTTAACTTGGTCATAGAATTTCGGATTGTCATCCTCAACCACGCCCAACTCAACGAGCGTATCAGCGAGAAATTTCGAAACAAGAATCCCGTTATCGATATCAAACCTGCTGTTATAAGTAATATCAAGGCGAAAACTTTCGCAGGTAAAATCATCGTAAGGCTCAAGAGCTTCGATGCATATTGCTTTATATTCATCTTTTTTCTTTTTTCTGTACGTCCAATGCTTTCCTGCATAAATCATATTTAAGCTAGGCGGCTTAGGAAGTAAGAGTATTATATTATTTTCCATTGCGCTGTCTTAGTGCAACCTTTAGCAGTATTAAGTATCCTATTAAATCCTGCACAGTATCTTCAGTCTCATCAGTGATGCCACGCATCTTAATTCTCATAAGTTTGTCGTCTATACGGCAACACAAGTTGTCGACAGCATTACCTCCTGCAAATATTCCCGCAGGATTCAGAGCTGAATCACCATAGGCTTCATTCTTTAGGAGCAATAGTTTTGTAACTGCTTCCGATTCCTCAAGTATTAAATCTTTTGTGTCCATATCCCAAATGTAATCTATTCGTCATATAGTTGAACATCAACACGATACACTTTTTTAACATCACCATTCTGAATAACGATTCTCCCGTTGTTGGGATTAAAGAATATGTACTTGTCAACTGCTCCTGTATAATCGGAAACATCAAATTTAAATCTGTTGTCGTTGATTACTATGTCCCCATCATCTTCAACTTCAATACTCTTAGCACTTGGTATATTGAACTTGAGGTAAGCCCTTACCAAATTGGCAAAGGCTACCTTACGCTCAAGAATTAGGCTGTGAGTAGGCGAATCTTTTTCTTCCTTGTTCATCTAGTTCGTAATATCTGTTAGACAATTTATCAAAATATAAAGTAACGGTTCCTAGCTTACCGACAATCTTCGGCTTGGCTTTAACCACAGTAATCTCAACTTGGTTAGCCTCGTAAGGAATACCGTTCCCATCTTCAAGACCAAAGGGGCAACGCCATACGTTGACAACCATCATACCTTTACGGCTCCACTGCATACCTCCTGCGATATCGTTCATCGTAGGCTTGTCGACATACGGCACTCCGTTCTTGTACTTAGCTTGTTGATGTCTAGTGTGTACAGTTACAATCGTGTGGTAATCTCTATCAGCAGAATGCTTACGAACTTTTGTAAGGACCTGACCAATAGCAATATCATCACGAACTCCTGCGGATACATCCGTCTTGATTTCGGTAAAGGGGTCAACTAAACATCCGTCAATCTTAATGAAGTTATCATTCTCAATCTTCTCAACTGAGGTATAGAACGCTTCGATACTTAGGTCCTGCAGACCTGAGTCAATAATATAGAAGTGCTTATTGATAAACTCAATGGCCGATTCAGTCTCTTCATCGGTAGCCGTAATCTTGTCGTTCACTAGGAACGGCTTGCGTAAATACACCCAAAGCAATTCCGCAAACACCTCGGTAGGAGAGCCCGTCTCCGGAGAGTATATAGCCCACTTCCAACCGTCATATTCAGCTAGGTTCATCATCAACTCGAATCCGAACTGAGACTTACCTTGGTGAGCTCCTGCGTAGATGTACGTGGTGGACCCACGCTTAACTGAATACTTATCGAACAGGGAACTGAATCCTGTCCAAGCACCTTTCTTGATTCCGTTGTTACGGAGTGTGGTTAACGAGTCTCTCAGTTCGTTAGCCGTATAAATTAATTTTTGCATCTGTCCTTAGTTTTTTTATTTTTTATAATCAGTTTCTTTGTGAGCAAAGCTCTTACTTAATGGCTGCCTACTCAATTCATCAGATACGTGGAAGTCAAATACTTTCTTGCCTGTGAGTTTAAGCGAGGCCATTAGATTTAAAATCATCTCGGGGCTTGAGTTCATATCCTCAATGCTTTTCATTCTTGTAGGTAACTCCATCGTCCGGTAATGATTCACATACCCGTTCCCTCTTTTAATCTTGTAGGCAATCTTGATTTTCACGAAGTAAATCATTTGTCCTTCATCATCCATTCTTCTTATGATTTTTATAGTTAAAACCTTCGTAGCCCATAGCGTGCAATTTGGTTTCCATTAAGTGACAATCCACAGCTCTATCAAATGTGGCAATTACCTCGAAGCCATCAGTTATCTTTTTACCTTTGCTTCTGTGTTCTTGCATCCTATCTTTAAGGCAGTTGGTCATCCCTACATAGTGATGTTCAGGTATATAATACAATGTATAATGTCCATCTCTAATCCTCTTTCTCTTTTTAAAGTAAGTGGATTTACAGGATTTACATTCAGTCCTGTGCCCTGTACCATTTCTGTGGTACTCGCTCAGGGGTTTATTGTCTCCACATATCCTGCACTCCCTCATTACATCTTAATTAATCGCAGCCTACGTTGATACTTACGAATGAGTAGCGCTGAATTAGTCAGTTGATTTTGAATATCATCTGTCCATCCAAATCTACTAGCGTGTATTGACAGGTTCACAGTATCTAACATTAACATTTCAAGATACTTCTGAACTTCACGAACGTGCTTTCTCTTTCTATTCATAGGTCTTGATTTTGAATTTAGTATTAGTGTCTCTAAACATTAGCTCTTGGTCATTAGTAGAGCCATCCCTTGGCGGTCTGCCTCCATAATAAATCTTTCCTTTGAGGTTGTTTAGTGTGGTGTACTTGATTCCATCTTCATATGCCCATACCAAAATAGCGTTCGGTATTCTCATCTTTCTCGCGAATGCTTGTAGGTCTACTAGTTTTCTTAATCCTACTACGGGCGAATGATTGTCGTGAACCGACTTCACTTTACGTACTCCTTTGATTTCAACTGCTGCTATATCCACGTGTTCTTTGTGGACAATATAATCAACAGCTGCGTGCGGACCTTGGTCTTGGAACTCAATACCTTCACGGTCTTTTATCAGTAGCTGAATAGCGTTGAGTTGGAAATCAATATCTCTCTTTGTTTCAAAAGTCTTACTCATCCTTTATCCATTTATAAATTAGGTAACCATTCCAAGCTAGAACAATTAAGCAGCCTGCAATATCTTCGATTGTCATCTCTCTTTGGTGTTAAAGGTTTGCGCCTATTTTTATATGCTTGCGCCTATTTTTCGTTGGTGTTAAAGGTTATGCCATATCCTTGTAGACTTGAGTCCCTTTGTAACTCGTAGCCACCAAATCTACGCGCGCAGATTAAATAACCTATACACTTTTCTTTTTCAATGTAATTCCTTATATCAA